CGAGATACTCCTTCATATTGTTCATCTAATAACTTACCTGCTTCTTCATCAAAGATTATGTTTGCAGGAAATCTATCAAGCGTATCAGTAGTTTCTATTCTACTCGCATCTATGTTTATTCCACCAGTTCCCCACTCAATTACATTATCTGCAACTGATTTTTCAGTTAATGGTTTTCTTGCCATAACGATTGGTTCATGTGCGGGTTTAAGAGCAGTTCCCCAACCTTTATATTCATTTGTTATTTCATATACGGGTATTTCTCCACTTATTTGTTTTCCACCCATTGAAAGTCCTGGCACATATTCTTTGCTATATGAAAAACCTTGTGTGCCGGTTTCTACTTTGATTCCGTGTTTTGTTCCAATCTGCTTTAAGTTTTTTATACCACCAACTTTTCGTTTTTCTATGTTCTTACCAACATCGTGTGATTTTGGAAATCCCGAACCATATATCCACATAATCTGGTCTCTAATTTCAAACCCAGCATCTTCAATACGAACTGCCATTCGGTGATAAGTTCTACTACCTGCAAATGATAATAAGTATCCACCTGGTTTTAGAACCCTCATACACTCATCCCATACTTCTTGTGAAGGAACATCATAATCCCATTGCTTACCTATAAAAGAAAGTCCATATGGTGGGTCTGTCACAATTGAGTCAATACTATTATCGTCTAACTCTTTAAGTTTATCTAAACAATTTCCTAATAATAATTTCATAAATTAACCCATGTTTTCTACATACTTTTTATGCAATAATTGCTTTTCAAAGGTTTCCCCAGCTTTACTTTCTTTAGATGCTATAATACCATCTGATGAAGTTGCCGTATATACCTCTAATATCCCCTTATTCGTGTCCATTTTTGCTGGGAAGGTAATCCCATCCTGTCCAAATCGGTTCTTCATAATGTGTATCCTAGCGGTGTTATTTAACTTGTCCTTACTCTTCCTACTTAAACTCATAATAAAGTCAGCGTTCATTACTTTAGCGTATGAATCTGCAATCTTATCAGCTTCAATAACCTCCGCATCAATACCGGTTCTATTAGTTTGAGATGCTGTCCAAATTGGAATACCCAATTCACCACCTAATCCTCTCAATTCGATATAAACCCCACCTTGCTCACCATAAGTAGAATCTGATTTATTTGTATGAGAAAGAAGTAAATCTGCGTAATCCAAAATTACTAAATCGGGCTTATTACCCGCTGCTATCATCTTTTCCAAATGGGCTTCTATCTTTTTAGATGATACACCTTTTGGTGGAAAATACTTAATAAGTAACCTACCCTTTAATCTTTTGATTTTATCTTTAACATCATCTTTCCTATCCTTCAAATCAGCGGATGGTATATTAGTAAATACAGTATCGTAACGTTGGCCAACATAATGTTCCGAAAGTTCCATTGAATAGTGAACAACGCTCTTACCTGCTTTTACAGCTGCTGCTCCTAATGCTGCTAATACCCAAGTCTTACCAACACCCGATGGTGCTACAACAACTCCTAATTCACCTGGTCCTAGACCACCATCCATTATTTCATTGATGGCATCCCAATCAGTTGCGGTTGTGCTTCTATTAATATCTTCAATTCTATTTTCATAATCTAAAAGATAATCATGCCCCAAATCGGATTCGATACCAACCTTAAGAGCTTTATCAACTAACTCTTTGATTCTATCATAATTTCCAGCCTTAATTAAATCTACAGATTGAACAATTGCTTCTTTAATATTTTGATTTATACAAAATGCACTAAATTCATTCTTTACATATTGTAAATCCGTATCACCAACTGCAGTATATACTGCTTTAAGTTGTTCAACTACACTTTTTTTAACTGAAGGATTTTCTATTTTAGAAATCTCAACTTTAAAAACATCTAATGTAGGAACTCCTTTATATTCATTATAATATTCTAAGATTTCACCAATTATCCACTTATTTGCTTCCGATTCAAAAAACTTCTTATGTATAATCTCATGTAATGTATCAATCATTTTTACATCAGTAAGTAGTGCTGAAACTACTTTTGACTGAAATGATTGTCCATATTTGGATAATGTATCTTCTGAGTTCATTTATTTTATTAAAATTGTTTTTACAAATATACGAATTTTGCGTGGTATTACAAAATTTATTTAACTATTATATTTGTGAATGTTGAAGTCAACCAACTATTTATGTCTTTCCAATTCTGAAGTATTTTATATTTCATACCTACTTTTAGAAAGTCCATTTTTTCAAATTTTTTATTTGGTTCATTGAACCTATCCAAAATTTTTAATCTATTTTGAATTGATATAGATGGTTCTGCTAAAGACATAATTTGCTGATTTCTCATAACAATATCTTTGTTATCCATTATATCTTTATAAATTTTAGATTGGCCGATTCGTTCTCTACACAATTGAAATAATTCATCAAATGTAAAATTCTTATCTTCAGCCAATTCTGGAAATCTTTTCAATACGGTCTTTAATCCACATCCCTTTACACCAGGAACATTATCGGAATTATCACCATCTAATGTTCTAAACAATAAAAGGTTTTGTGGCCATAATCCCCACTCATCAAAAACCATTTGCCTATCGTAAAATTTCTTTTTAGTTGGTGAATATACTTTGGTTGTTTCATTTACTAATTGTAAAAAATCTTTATCAGTAGATGCTATAACAACTTCTTCATCTTCTTTTTTTATTTCGGTTGCTATATATGCAATAGCATCATCAGCTTCCATCCCATCATATATCATTGTTGTAATAGGTAGATAATCCAATATATCAGCCAACCAAACAAATTGGCGTTTCATAGATACACTTTCATCTTCTTCATTCATCATTTCAGGATATTGACGATTAACTCTGAATCGGTTTTTACCTCTTTCAGATTTATATCCTTCATAAATCTTTTTGCGTGAATTTGAACCACCCTTACCATCAAAAATAACGATAACTCTGGTTGGATTGAATTGGCGTATTTGTGCACCTATAGAGTTTAGTGTGCCCGTTACACCTCCGATATGGTCTCCATCCTCATTCATAGCCGGATTTGTTGTCCAGCTACGAATGAAGGTGTTGAGCCCATCAATGATAAGAACTTTACTATTACGCACTCTTAAGTGTGATGTTTCATGTTCTGATTCTACTTCGTTAAGAAGCTTTTTGTATAATTCTTTCATTTGTTTTTGTAACCTTTATTTTTTTACTTAGAAAAGTATTTTTCTAATGTTTCCAATCTATCATCTGCATCTGCTAACATAATAAGAGCTTCCTCTGCATTGTTATAGAAATCTTTTGTAGAATGGTCACCAATACCCACACCCTTTGTTCCCAAAAGGTCTAATGTGAGTAATGCCTTTGCTTTATCAGCTTCAGCAGATGCTTTTAACATCGTAATCAAATTCTGATTCATATAATTTGTAGTTTTGATTAATCACCAATTACTTCTGAATCTACTACGAGATTATCCGTATCAAGTGAATCTTTTTTGTATTGTAGAATAGTTGATTCGCAAATTCTTTTATAAATCTGCTCTTTAACTTCCATATTGGATTCTAATGTAGATGGGAAATCTTTTGATTGAAACTTAATGATTTCACCAGTATCAATATCAGTATATTCATACCATGCACCACTTTGTTTTACGATTCCATTTTCTTTCATTAACCCCAACCAAGCACCATAGTTATCAATTCCTCTATCAAAGAAAATATCGAAATCGGCGGAACGTAACGGAGGTCCCATCCTATTCTTTACTACCTGACAACGAACTTTGATACCTACAATTCTATCGTTACCATTTTCTTTCGCCTTAATCGTTCCCATACTCTTTAATCTTAAACGAACTGATGCATGGAAAGCGATTGCTTTACCACCAGAAGTTGTCCAAGGGTCAGAGAATGGCATTGCGTTCATCTTCTGTCTTAATTGATTTGTGAAAACCAAAGTGATTTTCTGTCTACCAATAAGGTTTGTGATTTTACGCATTGCTTTGGAAATGATAATTGCTTTATCGGTAGCGTAACCATCTTTACCATAGTCAGCTTCCATCTCCTTTTCAGTTGATG